GCACCACTTTCTCCCATTATTGCACAGTAGATATCTTCGTCTGTTAGCGTAGGAAATCGCAACAATAATTCATCACGAACCCAATTCTGCAATCTTCTTCCTTTAGCTTTTCTACTACTAGTTCGCATGCTCTTCTTTAGGATTATTTAATTCAGTATACCAAACCCATTTTGGATTTATACCTTGAGATGCTTGCTGTGGTAAGTGTTGTATTTCATCTCCCCAACAAGCTTTTTTATACGAACAATAGCTACATTCAAATCCAAGTACTCTATTGCCTGTAGGTTTTCGTCTGTATGTTTCTTCTACATCAGTAAAACATCTTTCAAAAGGTTTATTATCTTTTACTGATTTTACAGTATCTTCAATTTCTTTAATGGCTTTATCTTTATACTCTGTATCATCTAATGGTGTTTCTGTTACAGTCCACTCTCCTGTAGACTTATTGATAACAATCCACCCACCAAATTTTTTACTAACCGCTTCGGAATACACATAACCTTGTGACACATACCCAAAAGTATCGCCTTTAGCTAAAGCATTAAATCCTTTCTTAAACTTATGTTCAAACGCAAATGGAGAAGCCGATTTAATATCCCAAATTTTATTGTCAATTTCAACATCAAATGTACCATCAATATGCGTACCATCAGATACATTATACCTAACAGATTTCTGTTCATTTGTCACCTCGACCCCGGAAGACTTTAATACTAGAACAGCAGCCGCCTCAATAAGGTCTCCAAATAAATTTCTCATTTTTGCATTATAAGGTTGACTTTCGCCCATTGCTCCAGTTTTCTCCATCTGAAGTTGACAAAGAGGTCTACCTACATTACTTGCTCGTAATCGAAATTTATTTGGTCTCTTATCGGTAAACTGCTTTTTGATGGCAGTTTTACACGCTTCTCCAAACTCTTCAATAAGTTTATCAGAGATAGCGACCTGTTTTTCACAGGCCGTATCTAAGAATGTTTGTACTTTAGTAAGTATATCCACTAACTAGCCAATGCAACGGCAGGGTCAACAGCTTCAACTATTTTTTCATCAATAGCATCAATAGTTTTCATACCACTTTTTTGTGCATTTTTGTATAACTCTAACACTTCATTATTTTCATCGTTAATAACAGTTTGAAAGTTACCTATTGTAGTTTCATCGTCTTTAGTTAGTTTAAGTCCTGCATCTGCATCCACTTTAATAGTAGAGACATAATATATATTACTTCCCTTTACCTTTTTCTGTGAATCTAAATGTAATGCACAATTAAACATAAGTTTTTTACGCTCACTTATACTTTGTAATGCATTTCCAACAGGATTAAATTGAACACCACCTACTCTCCATAAAACAGGATAGTCTTTAACTTTAACTTCTGTTTTATCAGCAGTATGTCCATCAAAAGTTACTTGACCAAATATTAAACGATAACATTTAATCTCTCTCTGATTAGCTAATTCGTCTGTGGTTAAACCTAGTTTTTCCCAGTCACGTTGAGGTATTTTACCACATTTTGTACCACCTTGTATATCTATAGCTTCTTCTTGCCAATTTTTAAAGATGATAGAACGATTAGTATACTCTTCTTTATCCGCACTGTACTGCATGTATTGCATTGAGTTAATAAAGGGTCTAAAAATAATAGGCTTACCATAAACTATTTGCCCTATTTCATTATGAAATACAGCGTATGAACCTGTAGGAAGTTGATTTCCATCATCATCTTCTGGGTTTCTATTTATTGTAAGTCGAGGAACACCTGCCCTCTTTGCACCATCACTTTGTCCGATAGCTTTCATTATGTCTTCGTTAGACATTGTCTTTATATTCGATAATTCATTTGACATTTCCATATGTCTCCTTTTAGTTAATTATATGTATATATCATATTTTTTATCTTTTGTCAAGTAAAAAATATAAAAATTATTAAAGAAATAAATATTGTTACTTGTATCAATTCACTGATTGTCCACATATATGTGTTTCCCCTTCTGTTAATTGAGATTTTAAACCATAGTATGCAGCAAACCATAGCATATAACTTGATAGTTCTTCTTTTATATTTATGTGTATTGTCACTGGTCTTTTACCTGTTGTCTTAATATAATCTCTTTTAAGTTCGACTATTCTTTCTAAGGCAACAGCTTCTTCATCATTAACCCAATCATCATTCTCTTCAAATAGGTCTCCTATATTTTTTACAGTCATAATCTTACCTCATTTAATGTTAGCCAATTATATCCTATTTTCATGTCTACGTCAAGAGGAACATTAAAATCTATATTATATTTTTCTTTTAATTTTGGTATAACATTACCTGCTCCCTTTGCAAATAATTTAATTACATCATCTTCTTCCTCTGGATGAATATCTACAACAATAGAATCATGCACTGTATTAACTAACACACTCTTTAGTTTAGCCTGTTTCATTAATTTATATACTTCTATACATGTAATAGGAACTATATCAGCAGTAGCAAAACCTTGCACAGGATAATTTTTTATCTGTGTAGCAAATGTTGAGCCACCCCATGCCTGTCTTTGTGCACCGGGAAACGCATACTCTCTACCTGTAGGTAATTTTATTACCTTATGCTGTATGGCTTCAGTTTGTAATTTTTCATGCCATTTTGCAATGCCTTTATACTTTTCTTTAAAGGCATCATAGTATCTTTTCTCATCTTCTGTACCTGTTGTGCCACCATACAAGGGTTTAAAAGTATGTGCTTTAGCGTTTTGCCTTGACACTCCTATAATATCTGCTGTGTATTGATGTACATCTACGCCATTAATTATATCTTTCATGCCTTGTTTATCTTGTGCAAGAAATATAGCAGTCCTAAATTCTAATTGGGCAAAATCCATTTCCATTATTTTGCCTTCTTTAAACCTAGATATAACAGCCTTACGAATGGGAAAAGTTGAACCTCGTGGTTGATTTTGAAAGTTAGGGTCTCTACTAGACAACCTACCTGTTGCAGTAACACATTGCATAAATTTAGGATGTAAAAATCCTTTATTATTTGTGTGCTGTTGTATTCCTGCTACAAATGTATTTAAATATGTATCAATAGAATTATATCTAATGATGTCTTTTAAAAATTGTCTTAGTTCTTCATTCTCAGATGATAGCAAATAATTTAAAGTAAGTTTATCTGTACGAAATCCTCCTTCGGATACATCTGATATACTTCTAGGCTCTTGCCCAAATCCTGCAACGTCATTAAGGTCTGTATATATTACACCTTCACCAAAACATTGCTCACATTTACTTGTGTTTTTAAATGGCTCTCCATCTTTTTTATATTTTCTATATGTTCCTCTGCCTTTGCAACTAGGGCATTGCTCTGATTGAGTTTTCATAATGCCCATAGTATTTTCTTTAACTAGCCGAGAAAACATTGTACGAGAAAATCTAGGTCTACGTTTTGATTTTTTAGTTGTTTTGTCTATACCAATATTAAATAATTGCGTCCATGTTTTTTTATCTTGTACCTTTTTACCATAGATAAGCCATGATAATTGCTCTGGACTTGATGGATTAATGCTTGTATCACCCATCTTTTCCCATATTGTTTGGTCTATAGTTTCTTTTAAACTGTTAAATTCTAAAAGAAATTCTGTGCGTACATCTTCTAATGCTTGTGTATCTATTTTAATTCCATTCATTTCCATATCTGTTAGTACAGGAAGAAATTCATTCATCATTTTTACAGTTGTAAGTAAACCTGCATTACGAGGAAGTTTTAAATCTTCCATTTGAGAATTAAATACTTCTTTAGTAGATAGTATATCTTGCCTACCATATTGTTCAATAACACGCCAAGGTATGTTTTCAAAACTAATTCTATTGTCCATATAATGGTCAATAATATCTGACTTTAATGATACATTACGTCTTTTGCATACTTCTTTTAGCGACAATGGTTTTCTAAATCCACGACCAATAACATATTCTCCTACCATTGTATCATATACTCTGCCAGTATATTTAAATCCGCATTCTAGCAGCCAGGATAAGTCAAATTTTAAGTTATGTCCAACAAGTAATGTTGTTTTATCTAAGACATCTTGCACTACTTTATGGTTATCTTTTACACTATATCCTGTATGGTCTTTATGATAAAAACATACATACTCATCATTAATTCCTACACTCACTAATTGATTATGGGGATTAAAAGGTGATGGGTCTGGTCTCTTACTATCTACTTGAAAAGTAGTCTCTACATCTACAATCGTAATCATACTACATACCTCGACAATCTATCATCTATGTTGCAATGGATTGTTCCATGCCAACCTGTTATTTTATTTTTAGATATGCACAGACTTCTTTCTGATGCTTCACCTAAATCACTTCTCTTACCTACACCAATAATTACATCAGCTTCAGCCGCCTTACCTGTCTTACTATTCTCCATCATATCAAATGATAATTCTAATTTGTTATGAGCATCAGCAGATGCTTGAGAGACAGCAATAACAGAACAGTTTCTTCGTTTAGCTAATTCCCTTGCACCTGTGTATATAGCTCGTAGTTTTTCATCGTTTCGTGCAAAGTTACCACCAACATTAACTTTATCTAATTGGTCAATAATTAAAATATCTGGTTTGTGTGTAGCTAAATGTGAATCTATATCATCAATAGACCAGTCTACTGTGTCAAATAACTTAACATTTGGTCTTATTTCGGCCCATTTTTTAGTAGCCATGTCCATGTTTTCTTGTATTTCATCTCTATCAAGCCCTGTCCATGCATTAATTAGTCTCATTTGTGTACGAACAGCAGGCTCTTCGTTGATAAGAGCATGTACTTTAGCACCTTGAGAAGCAAATCCACCCTCACTAGCAACTAAACTAATCCAAAAAGCAGTCTTACCTGTTTCTGGTCTAGCAAATATAATACTTAAGTTTCCTTCTCCAATACCTGTTATGCGTTCAGTAAGTGTTGGCAGATTAAATTTCCATTTAGTTGTTACATTAACTAACTTCATTAACTCGCCAATGTCTTTTGTAACAGAATTGTCATCAGTAGGCTCTTCTTCTTGAGCGTCAAGTAAATTTTTAATATCATTAAACCCATCATCTTTACCATTGTATACATCAGTTGCAATTAAAGCAATCTTATGTGCAATGTTTCTTTTATGTATAGCAGTTACAATGTCAGATATAATTTCATCTTTAGGCTCTGGCTCATTGCGTATATCTTCTAACAATAATTCAAAATTATTCTTAGCAGTACGAGTTAAAGCAGGATTGTATTTATCAATATGTAATGTTTCTAATTCATCAAGTGTTAAATCAGTATCATATTCGTTGTGGGCTTTTTCAATAGAATTATAAAAACTACCTGTACCATTAGCAAACATAGCTTTAGACACTTTACCTTTATGTTTCTCATAAAAGTTTTT